CCCAACAGGGCTCACAGTAGCTACACACTATGAACTTCATGTATCTATGAACGCTGTCTAAGGGAGTAGGACATGAGTAATAAATACTATACAAGGGGTTTGCCAGTAGGAGGCACTTCTGAGTTCCCCTCCGTTCCAGTATCTCTAACAGACCACGGAGGAAGATCCCCTTATAACACCATCTTCGGTGAGTCTGTAATGGGGATGCGGGTTGATGACATCAGTGTGCAGTTTCAGTATAACAATAGCACACGAGATGTTAATACAATTACAAACGGGACAGGGGCAACATCTAATGCCCTCTCTATGGCTGCTGTAGAGACTGGAACAGGGGTGGGAGATTCCTCCCTAACTTCAGTAGACTCTCTTAGGTATAGGCCAGGGCACCAAACCCAGTGCCACTTCACGACACTATATGATGTACCTGAAGCAGTTGTTAATCAGAAGCATGGACTCTTCAATGGAGCAGATGGTGTTTACTTTGGATATGAAGGGTTGGCATTCGGTGTGTTTTTGCTGGAGGGGAGTAGTGAGACGTTTATTCCACAAACTAGCTGGAATAAAGACAAACTTGATGGGACAGGTCCTAGTGATGAGATACTAGATCCTCAGGATTTGAATATCTATGGATTGGGTTTTGGGTGGCTAGGTATTGCACCCATAACTTATGAGGTGTTGCTGGGTGGGAAGTGGATCACAGTGCATGTGATTGACCAAACGAATAGTCAAGATGAGCCCCACCTCCAAAACCCCTCTTTGCCGCTTCAAGCGTTTATCGAGAGGACCTCTGGGACAGGGACAAGTAAGAAGGTGCGAACCTCCTCTTGGAGGGCTGGTGTTGTCGCAGGACAAGACGAGTCAAACGCCTCTAACAGGTGGTTCTCTGCTGATGTCCTAACCTTCTCCCCAACAGCCTCTGTAGAGGTTCCCATCCTTACTCTCAGAAGTAATTCTACGTTCCAGAGTAAGACTAACCACGTTAAGTCTGAGCTGGGCGTTATTCGCTTTGTGGTAGATGGAAATAAGTCTGTGGCCTTCCGGGGGACATTGAATGGGTCTCTAACAGGAGATGTGTTTGGTGCTGTGGATGCTAACAACTCAGTGAACTCCTTAGACACAACAGCTACAGCTATTACAGGTGGATCTAAAGGGCCAGCCACAGTTTTAGGCAAGGTTGGTGAGGAGAGGGCGAATGTGCTGGGCACAGGGATTGTATGGTATCCCGGACAGGACTTCACTGTTACAGTAGAAGCGGCTGCTGCCTTCACAGGAACGGTATCAGTGGCAGTACGTTGGATTGAATACTTCTAACATACACCCACCCTGTAGTGTTAGGGTAGGTGATTCAACGTTGATATTAACGCATATGTGAAGAGGAATAAAGTATGACGCGTCGTCTAAGAGTTGGTGCGGATCAGGTTGGTTATGATCCCGAAGGAACGAGCACGGTTGAGAAGAGGCTTGATTCTGTTGTTAAACAGAAAGCAACCATCTTCCCTGTAGCCCAGGAGGCCGTGACCGATGCAGGTGCAGTGAGTGTGGCAACTTACTACACAACACTAACCACCACAGCTGCTGCTGCCACAACCTTGGCAGATGGCACTGAAGTGGGGCAGATGAAGAAGATCCAGATGATCGTCTTCGCAGTTGGGGCTTCAACCCTAACCCCTGCTAACCTAAGTGGTGGTACTACTATCACCTTTGCTGATGTTGGAGATACAGCTGAACTGGTTTGGGATAATACAAATTGGGTTGCAGTTGCTCTGTATAACGTCGTTGATGGTGCAACCGCACCTGTTCTCGCTTAAAAAGGAAATACAAAATGTCTTATAATGTCTCTAGCGCTTCAGTATTGGTTAACGATATGCTGACAGCTGCTGTCAAAATGTCTATCGCCACTGGTGTTGATGCTGCCACCGCTATCGCAGTTGCTGACGACACCTTCTTCCGTGATATCTCCAGTGTGGCTCGTGCTCATACCCTGGCTGACGGTACAGTTGATGGTGCAACCGTACTCTGCGTTAAAACCGCAGACACTGGTGTTGGTACTATCACCCCTGCCACCTTCAAGGATGGCACCTCCATCCCCCTGACTAACATCGGGGATATGGTGAGCTTCGTCTGGAAGGATGATGGCACCGAGCAGAACTGGCGTCTGTCCAGTGCGATTAACTTGCTCACCTCAGCGTCCATTGCTGTAACCGCGTAACCGTTAAAAGCTGAACGCAAAAAAGCCCCGAGACCTCCTAGGAAATTCCTAAGAAGCCTCGGGGCTTTTTATTGCCTGCTGTTTATAGTTTAGCGGCTAACTCTTTAGCCACACCGTCCAGTTGAGCCACCTGAGCTTCAGAGGCTTTGAGCTTGCTGGCAAGCACTTGCTTCTCCTTAAGCAAGTGCTCAACGTCTCCAGACAAGACTCTACAATTGTTAATCAACTCTGCGATGAAGAGGTACTGGTCGTCTCTCCAACGCTCATCTCGTAGGGAGTACCTTGTTGATAGGGGCCTGTCCATACATTTCTCCTAGGCTAAATAGAATCTCCACACATAATCTCGAATGGCACTGGGAAAGGAACCTGCCTACCATTACTCCACTGGAGTATTAAGTAAGACTTACAAGCAGACTTCTTCACCCACTCCCCATCCACTATCCGTGGGGGACACACCTTAGGGGCTGGCTTAGTGGGTTGTGTAATGCACCCTGTTAGGACAACCGCTAAGGATAAGAGTAAGAGAGGTTTTATCACTTCCTACCTCCCTTAGCTCCACCCTTTGCCTTCCCTGCCTTACTACCACTCTTCCCTCCAGCTGATCGGTTGGGACCAACTCCCCGGACACGAAGATTACCTTTTCCGTTCCCCCCGCCACTCTTAATAGGCTTGGTGTGATCAACCTCCTTACCCGCCGGGATGGGCCCCCTCGCCTTTTCAACCTTACGTCTGGCTCGGTGCCTAGTGGCGTCACCACTCTTACTTCCATTTCCCGTCTCCCCCCTAGCAATTGCTGTCTTCCGTTCCTGCTTTAAATCTCGTTTATGCGGCATTAATATGGCCTCGGCTCTGGTGTTGGTTTTGGCTTGTCGCCCTTCTTGATTTCTGTGATCATCGAGAAACTCCTCTGCAGATCTTAGATATGTACGGCTGACTCACTCCCGTCAGAGCCGCGATAGTATTTTGTGTCCACCCTAGTCCTGACATTTCCCTGATAACTTTAACGCCATCATCTGTTATCTTGGTGCACGGGTGCCGCTCACCGCTATGGTTCTTGTGCAAACCCATAGAGAAAGAGTGCTGGATATTCTCCTCTCTTGTAACCCACTCCAAGTTGGAGGGGTGGTTGTTTAACTTATCACCATCTATGTGATTCACCTCGGGTTTACCTTCTGGGTTAGGGATCAAAGCCTTTGCTACAACCCGGTGCCAGGCGTGATCTTTACCCTTGATGGCCACCTTACGATAACCACGAGCATCAACATAGCCCTTAAGAGGTCTGCCATAAACACCTATTATCGTGCCGTCTTGACTAATCTTCATAATCGCGCACAACCTTAGCTATAGGGAAGGACGGCAGGCCAGAATCTTTGTAGAGTTTCTGGTATTGAACAGTCATCTTCTTCCCAATAATGTCGAGGTTCCCTAAATACTTTTCTGTGTTCTCCTCCTTGCTTCCTACCTTAACACACCTAAAGGTACCTTTGTCACTAGCCAGCACGAAGACAACATTGCCATCCTTGTCTGGCTCCGTGTCTAGAATAGTGAACTCACTATCCAACATTGTTTTATACTTTTGGAGGTCAGGGCTTCTGTGGTTGAATCTGTAGAGTCCCTCCCGGTTCCTTAGGATAAGTCCCTCAAAACCACTATGCACATAGGCTTTATGATACTCCTTCATCTCTCCCTCAGAGGCTACAAGTTTAGTCTCCACTAGCCTGATAGGGCCAGAAGGTACCAAGCCCATTCCAAGTATGCCTCCTCTGCGGCCATTGTCTGCTCCCTCAATGGCGATATCAAATACCCAGAACTCAAGTGTTGGCGTCACCTCGCCAGGGGTTAGCATCGCACAACGAATATCCTCTAGCTCTAAGCCATGCAGATATATTTCACCATCCAAGGTGGTTCCCGGTTCCATATTCTCGAAAGCCCAACGGGCGATGTGGGGCAGATTATCTATCTCCTTTCCTGTCCGGGATGTAATTCGGACCAAATCCTCAGTTTCTCTGGTCAAGAAGGCTCTCACGCCGTCCAGTTTTGGCTGAACACCACAAGGATACTTAATGCGATGCCCATTGCTGCTATAAGGGGTGGCAAGCATTGGGAGCCTATTAACAACCGCCTCCTCCGGGGACAGGCCATAACCCTTACGATCCTTCTGGTGAACCCACTTAGCCTTTGCAGCCTTGAGGGCTTGTTCAACTCCTGACACTTCGTTTGATCGTCCGACGTTCTTCGGATAGTTCTTTGTCGTTTTCTCTTGGATTTTTCCATTTTCCACTCCGTAGGAGATGGTGTACTCATCCCCACTTACAGAGATGTCCCATACACGTGTAACGCCTTTACTGTCTGGTTTGTACAGTGTGTTAAAATTCATTCATACCTCCTCTACTTGCAACAATTTAACGCAGGTCTCAGCAATTTCCAGCCCCTTTTGGAGTTCCAGGATGATACTAGCCTGTACGATACATAAGCTGTGGAACTCTACAGCAGCATTCACGAACTCTCCAGCCTCATCTTGGGACAGGGACTTGCAGTCTCTGACCAACTTTGCTGCAAGGCTCACAGGAAACTTAGAAGTAATTTTAGCCACTCTAAACCCCTTGCTCAATAAAACTCTTGATGATGGCCTTAGCCTCTGCCATACTGTCACTCTCAACAGAGATTTCCCTTACGCCATCCCCGTTGTAGAAGAACACGTAATACTTAGGGCAAGCATACTCTCCAGTTTGCTTCCCCAAATACCACTTGCCGTTGTTGTACAGAATAGTTAGAAAGTTAGGATTCATCCTCAGACTCCTGAGCCTCCTGGCCATACAGCCAGAAAGCTACGTCAACATACATCTGGATTAGATATTCAGGGGTGTCCACACTACGCCCCCTTCTTAGAGGCTCGTCCCCGGCCCTTAGCAGGCTTCTTGTCCTCACCCTCTGCCTTGGCCTCCTCTAGGGGAGAAGACTCCTCAGGGAGGCTTACAGGAGCTTCTAGCACCACCTCAGGGGCGGTGGGGGCCTGAGCCACCTCATCCTGCAAGCTGCTCCACGTATTACCACACTCTCGGCATGTACGTGTCAGAGCTACAACACCCAAGGAATTAACGAAGTTCTCACTGCCACACTTATTACACTTAACCATTTTCTTCTCCTAGTTGAAAGAGTATCCACTCTTCTCGAAAGCCACCTTGACGTAAGGGGCAACAGCCAGCTGCTTCTCAGCATCCACCTTAGAGACAAACCAGAGCAATGCGGCCTCTCGTCCCTTCTCTTCGTACATATTAACAAACGCTTTTGCGAGGTTGTAAAGTCCTAAGTCCAATATCTGCTCCATTGCCATACCACCAACTGAGGGATCATTACGAAATACTTGAGGGTGTACCTCTCGTATACCCTCCTCGAAGATTTTAACTGTCTTCATTCAATCACCTCCACTTGACAGCCCAGCCAAAGGAACTCGCTAGTCCCCAACTCTCGCACCTCTTGCTCAACAGCCTCTGCTATACCTTTGTGGAGGGGGAGGACGCCCTTCTTGAAGTCAGACAAATCCATCTGAAAGATGAGGTGGTCTGTGGTGTAGTTGTTTTCCTCAAGGAGGCGTCTGATGTGGTCAATCTGCCCAAAGTTCATCAGTACATCTCCATCAAGCCGTCAACTGATATAAATTGAGGGTCATAAGTTCCCGCCTTTACATTCGTTTTATACACTAATCCTCGGAAATGATCATTACTCCCCTCCTTATACCCTTCATCGTGAGTGTAGAAGGCTCCAGCAATAATACATTGGAGGCGAGGCTCATGAGGACTCACGAAGTAGTCTAGCATCTGGCTATGCCCCACAGTCCAGGAAGCATTACGCTTCTGCATTATGAGGTGGGCACGCTCTACAGCGCCAGCAGATTTGGTTTGAGGACATAAGTGGCAGTAAGTAACTCCGTCGATGATAGTCTTTTGCTTGTAGGGCACGACGATGAACCCTTTGTCTGCGAGGTAGTCTTCACATCTTGGCAACACTCCGGCGAGTACGGTATTCTGCTCAAGCAGGCGATCAACACGATAACAGTGGTTGCCCACAGTAAAGACCAAAAGAGGTTTATAGGGGCGCTTTTTGTTCCTGCGCTGTCTCTCATTATACAGCTCCATTGGTCTTAAGAGTAACTCCATCGCCCTAATGCCAGACTGCAAGTCCTTGCTATAAGTACGATGGTCGTAGGCCAACTTTTGGGATGGTGTGTGTGTAGATAATGAAGGAAAATCCCACCAGTCCCCTATAATAACTATTACATCGGGTTTACGATCGATTATAAGCCTCCCTGCCGCCTCGATGTGGTCGGTGTTAACCCCATCACGTACTTGTGTGTCTGGAATAACTAAATGTGTTTTACTCATAACTTCTCACCCTTACCCTGCATAAAGCGTAGTTGATTTCTTGTGCTGAGAACATGCCCTCATAGAAGGATACGTGAGTGAAGCAAAGACCACAGATACGGTTACGCAGGTTATGAGCTTCGGCAATATACACCGGCTGCTTCAAGTTGGGGTCATAATACCGCCAAGCATCCTTGGTGGGCTCTAACCCCCTGTGGGCAGCGAGAGAGGGGATGTCGCCCAACTCCTCTACCACATACAAGTATGGCTGTTTGTCCATAACTCCTCCTAGCTGCACTCTTTCTGTCCAGTTTTTAAGTCCACATAGCAAGCCTGTCCAGCCTCTTCCTCCACCACTTCCTCGGTGTCGATTGAGGCTCCCATGATACCAAAGCGCTTACCACCACTATTGAAAGTTGTGCATCCCTTTGTGCCTAGCTTCCAAGCATCCATGTAGATGGCCTTAAACTCTTCCCAAGGCATGTCAGGAGACACGTTAATAGTTTTACTCACGGCGGAATCAACATACCTAGTACACAGCGCCAGAACAGCCAAGTGCTCCCCAGCTGTACATTCATCTGCGGTCCGTCCCTTAACTCCCCATTCACGATATGCATAATCTTCTACGGCCTCGATAGTTGCCACTCCATCCACCAGGATTTGACGGTTGTAAGAGTGGCTGAAGACAGGTTCAATACCCCCAGATACATTATCAGCAGTTAGCGAAATAGTTCCGGTAGGAGCAAAGCTAAGCAAGTGGCTGTTACGAATACCATACTCGGCAATACCACTGCGGATAGTGTCTGGGAGGGTTTTGATGAATTCTGCTTCAAGGTACTTTTCCTTATCGAACAGGGGGAAAGGCCCCTTCTCCTTAGCTAATGCTACAGATGCTCGATACACCTCATCCCGTAAGCAGCGTTGAATATCCTCCTGTGTGCTTAGGAACCGCTCAGAGCCATAGGGAAAGCCAAGAGCTTCGATAGCGTTGGCAAGTCCTGTAACTCCCAGCCCCATACGACGTTTAAGCCTACTCTCCTCTGCTTGAGCCTCCAAGGGGAACACAGTGTTGTCATGGATGTTGTCCATAGCCCGTACAACAGGCGGGATGTCTAGCATAAACTGGGCGAAGTTAAAACTCCGTGTGCCCTCATCATCCCAATCAACATACTTAGTGAGGTTGAAAGAGCCGAGCAAGCAAGCTCCGTTAGGGGGCAGGGGCTGTTCCCCGCAAGGGTTTGTAGCAGCGATAGTCTCACAATAGTAGAGGTTGTTCGCCTTGTTGATGCGATCAATGAACAGGACACCAGGCTCTGCCCAATCCCACGTACCTCGCATAATCATTTCCCAGAGTGTAGGAGCATGAACCTGCTTGTACCGTCGTCCTTCAAACACAAGGTTGAACATACTCCCAGCTTGAACAGCCTCCATAAACTCATCAGTGATGCCGATGGAGAGGTTGAAGGCTGTAAGCTCTGTACGGTTTTGCTTAGCGTAAATGAACTCCTCAATGTCTGGGTGATCAACACGGAGCACACCCATCTGAGCACCTCGTCGATGCCCTGCGCTACTCACCGTCTTACACAAGCTGTCATAGATTTGCATGAAGCTAATAGGCCCTGAGGAGTGGGAGCCCAGGGTGGTGATGAGAGCCCCCTTAGGGCGGATGGTGGAGAAGTCGTAGCCAATGCCTCCCCCCTTACGCATCGTCTGACCAGCCTGCTTAGCGATGTCCATGATGGAGTCAAAGCTGTCCTCAATGGTTGTGGAGACGAAGCAGTTGAAGGCTGTGGTTTGCTTAGGACTACCAATAGCCAGTTGTGTACGTCCTCCTCCCATGAATCGTTGGTTCAACACTATCTCTCGTGTTGCTCGGAAGTGCTCCTCTCCGTCTGAGAGTGTAGCTGCAAAGCGGTTCTGAGCCTCTACGAAACTCTCACCCTCTGATCGGTATTTGGTCTGGTGAAGCTCTTGTGCTAGTCGTGTCTTTGGTCCGTATTGCTTTGTCATTTAGTCTCCCTAATTATGGTTTGTGTCTCTAAGTAGGTGATGATCTCATAGAGTTGACCGTTGTAGAGTACAGTCTCATATCCACCAATACGCTTTAAGTGTCTCGCAACCTCTCTAGCCAAGTTTTGCCTGCGCTCATGATTTTTGGCATAGTCTCTGGCGGCCTCCCCTGAGGCGAACTCTTTTCCACCCACTCTATACCTAGAGACAGACTCCACTGTGAGTGGGGGTGGTTCTGGCTCCCTCTTACTCTTAAACCACATAGAGCCTCCTATCGTAAGATCTTCGTTAGGATTCTCGCTGGGACCACAAGGGGCCACAGCAACGTTGCCACAACACTGGCAGCACAGTTGAAGCCTCTACTCTCATCCTTGTCATATCCCAGTGCCAGGAGTGGTAAGTAACAAATTATACACCCAACCCACCAAATAGTAAACATACTCATCTCCTATCCCCTCGTATCATGCCACCGGCTGAATGCCATTGTGATATTCTTACAGAACTCACTCCTCACGATATCGTCAGGGTTGTTAAACTCTGTAAAGCCAATCCACTCCCTTACTTCAGGAACCAAACTATCATTCCGCATATCAAGCAGCATCTTAAGGCCACTCTGTTGTCCAAGCTTAGCCTGAGCAATGTCTCCTGATATCACCATCGTACAACGTTGTCCTACACGCTTAAGCAGAAGCTCAATCTCCCTCTGTGTTGCATGTTGTGCCTCATCCACCATGACAAAGGCATCCTCTAAGGATCGTCCTTGGAGGTGTTCAAAGGCTACGATATCGATACTCTTCCCTAAGTCTGCACTCACCTTCTCTGGCCCTAGGTGCTTCTTCATCACCTCAAGGTAGGGAGAGGCCCAGGGCATAAGCTTCTCCAACTCACTCCCTGGAAGGTAGCCAATGCTACGACTGTCAGAGACGTTAGGGCGACAGATGATCACCTTACCCTTAGGGTTGGAGAGCCTGTAGGCAGAAGCTTCAGAAGCTGCAAGATACGTCTTGCCACTCCCTGCGAAGCCTAACCCCACTGTCACAACGTTCTCCTGCATACTCTTCAGGTAGGCTGCTTGGTTCTCTGACTGAGCCACTATGTCTAGCCGAGGACGAAGCTTCTGCACCTTGTCTTTATACTTACTCATGCGGGATCTCCAGTATGGTGAGCTTACCTGTATGGAAAGCTCCCGTATCTATAAACAGGATATTACCAAGCCTTCGCGGAGTTGAGACAGGAGTATGACCAACGTATACCTTTGAGATATTCTCCACCTCAAACCCCTTCCCCTCAGAGAGGATGTCCCTCCCCCATAGTGTCGTCTCCTCCACCTGGCTAGCAACCTGCTCCCAGTCCTTTGGGGGTTCAGCGTGGACAAGGCCGAAGTCCCCCACCTGTAGGTAGAGGGGCATCTTTTGGTCTGCATCCCTGGCTACGGCCTCCAGCAAAGCTGGATCTTCCTCAAAGGACCACATACCTCCGTTCATATACCAGCAGGTAGCCATTGCCTCATCCTTGTTGAGGAGGGCTTTAATCATCATGTCCTCATGATTACCCCTCACAGAAAAGAACCAATCCTCGTATATAAGGTCTAGGCACTTGGCGGAGTCTGGACCCCTGTCGATGAGATCTCCTGTGGAGAACAGTCGGTCTACGCTTTTGTCGAAGTGGAGATCTTTTAAGGAGGTCTGAAGTAAATCCCAATGGCCGTGCAAGTCCCCCATTACGAGATCTCTGCCAACAGGATTAGCCTTCATCTCCAACCTCCCCTTTGCTACGGATAATAACCTCCACTTCCTGGCCTTCAGCCCTCTCTAAGGCATCTGCCACTTCTTGGTAGAGCTTACCCTCCAGATCCATATCGTACTTAGCCTCCGTCCACTGACTCCACAGATAGGGGAGTAAGAACAGCCCTACGGCTCCCAACACTCCTAGGCCAGAGGCTAGCCATAGGATGGATGCCAAGAGTTCCAGAGCTGAGTTTAGCATGTTGAGCCTCCATCAATGTTTGCATAATCCCCATTTGCCACATGAATGGCATTAGGAAAGGGTTGCCACATACGAGTGGGTGTTTCCAATTGATGTTATTCATATGTTTCCCTTAAACAAGTTATATCTATTAAAGAACCTTCTCCATAGGTAGCCCCTCACCACAGATACTAACGTGAAGGTGCCTGTGATTGCTAGGTTGTCGGACATATCTACATCCATACCCCACACAGGGACGATGATGAAAGACCACAGGAGGAGAGAGATGAAGAACCCGGAGCCAATATTAAGCAACTGTTCCACAAAAGATCCAACCCTACTCTGCATAAGCGTTATACACCTTAATAAGGCCCGGCCTACACTCTCTAAGCTCAGGGCAGTACTTGTTTCGATAAACACACTCTGGAACGAGGTAGGGCTTAAGTTCTGGCTCTAGCTTAACCAACTGCTTGACCAACCTCCTGAACACTGCCACAGTTGCAACATGTGATTTATAGCACAGCCGCTTCCGACACATCTGGATGAGGGCCTGTGCATTGATCAACATACAATGGTTAACTGGTGTGTTACGGTCCACAGGAACACTTGAGTCAATGTATAGGTCATCCCTCATACTCTTCACAAAGTGCTCAACACCAATCTTGTGTCGGACAAAATGAACAGAGACAAAGGTTGGGATACTCTTAAGCTCCACCCAGTATAGCTGAGTACGGAGAGGGCTGTGTTCACATTTAGCAAGCAGCCCCAAAGACACACTTGAAACCTGGCCATGCATTGTGGCCTCACAAGCCTTCCGAGCCAAATCCACCCCAGTGACTTTCGTCACCTCAACAGTAATCATCTACGCCTCCAAAAACTTAGAGTACACATCCCGAGAATACTTATAGCCTGCCAACGCTTCCGTCACAGTAGCTACACCCTTCCCATCTGTACTCACCTTAACCAACGTAGGGACACCTCGTACGCCCAAGGAGAGGGCAAAGTCTGACATCTCCCCATCAGCTTGCTGGAAGCTAAGCTCCTCAACATCCAAGCCCCCCTCAATACGTGCAAGCTCTCCCTTCATATAATCACAATGCTTGTTGTTCTTCAGCGTGAACATATAAATTTTAGTCATGGACATGCTCCTTTCGTAGCTCTTCTAAGAAGAAGGCACACTTGTTAATATCGTACTCAGCTGAGGCTCCGTCCTTCTTACCTAGACGAACAAGAGCTTTGAAGATGTTTCCCTTATCGAAGTCATTGTCTAAGGCGTAGCGGATGACGTCTTTGACTTCCAGTTTTACGGCGATTACAGGACTATACTCAACATCAGTCCAAGCCTCACCTGTATTAAAGTCAATTAAAGACACTTTATTTATGGGAATATCAATCTCGTAATACGAGCTACTCCCACCATCACTCTTAATCTTCGTCATGGCACCAACCCTCCCCTGAGTTCCACATGAAGTCTTCACCAGCCTCCCAGGCATTCGGAGACTCGTACGTGGAGAACGTATCCCGATACTCAACCCTCACACAGAAGAGTGGGCCATTCCCCTCAGGGAATGGCTGGTATGTGTAGACACCCTTATAAGACTCCTTGAACAGGAACCTCACACCTCCCCACTTCTCTAAGAACTCCTCTTTAGATAGGTTTTTCATCAGAGTAAGTCCTCAAAACTTGGGGCCTTCCAGGTCACGCTCTTAAGGAACTTCCCCCGTGGATAAAACTTCCCAGAGATGTCATGGCAATCCTCTGTCACAGATACATACGCTGAGGGACAATCTCCTTGGAGGCACACACTAACCCCTAGGTTGGCATAGTGTTTCAAACTCTTCTCAGCAATCTCTGGAGTGGCACAGAGCTTAGAGAAGTTACTCTTACTAACCTCCCTCATGGCAGCGTCTGCATCAACCCCCGCGAGGTGAAGGAGTCCGTATGTAACCACTAGCAGGTCACAACAGCCGTCCACCACCTCTCTCTTGTCGAACTCTCCAATTGCATCGTGGGTTTCCTTAAACTCCTCTGCAATTAGGTGGAATTGACGCTTAAGCCGGTCCCAATCCCACCCCACAGAGGTGTTCCCGAATACATCGTTTAGTTGTGCTACAGCTCGGAAGTTACTGCTCATTCTCAATCCCCAATATTTGGGCAAGCTCTCGTAGTAAATCTTGCTCGCCAACCTCTGCGCCGTAAGAGAAAGAGTCATCAAAGTTTCCGTTATCCCAATGCTCCAGCTCAAAGTTAAAGTCCCAGTCTAGTCGGGCCTTAACCTTCTTAATTATCTGGTCGAGTTCACTCACCAATAAGCTCCTTGATCTTCTCTAGGGATTTACGAGCCTGCTCACTGTCTCCGAGACGCCGCTTATTATCATCTTCAAGCATACTGATCTTGATGGCTGCTGCACCAGCTTTCTTAGCATTAGAGTCGATGAACTCTTCCAGCTGAGTTGCAACTTTGTTGAATTGTCCGAGAATACCTGATAGGCTTTTAGTAAGCATATTAATTTCCTTTTAGTTTACGGAACGCCTTAGTGCGCTTGTCTTGATTACTCATGTCTTCCTCAGCCACTTTAAGCTTCTTGAGCTGAGCCTTCTGCTTTGTCACAGGAAGCTTAGCAAATGCTATCACCTCCTTCTCCTTCGTGGCCTCCTTGAAGGTGATACCCTTCCTATCGGCTAACGTTTTTATCTCATGGCATGGGGGGCATAGTATTTGGAAGTTATCAAAGCCGCAGAACAGACGTTCTACAAACCCTGGTAGGTCCTCATAAGAGCGTAAGCTGCCAGCTGGGTTGATATGATCCACCTCAGCCTTACTTTTACCCACCACCTCTCCACACAACTCACAATCACATACGTACTTAGCCCTCATGTTAGCAGGAGCTGTCCTACAAGCCCTGTTCAGATACTTCTGCTTTGCGGGATATCTCATTGTTGCTGCACGGAGTGCTGAACGTATGAAGGAGAAGTATCGAGCCTTGGTCCAGCCACAGTCTTCGTGGGGCTTAGTCATTAACTATAGCCTCTAAAGCGTTAATATATTGCTCTCTCAACCACTCATTAAAGTTAGAGTAAGCTCCTGCCCTGTTGTACCGATTATTCCTAAGGTTGGCCTCGGACACCTCTGCCAGAGCCTTCCAAGACTCTGGTTGAATCTTCTTAAGAGCCTTCACCTTAGCCTCGTGATCCATACCCCTCTCCCCTTAAGTGTGGTGGTAGCCACATTTGACCTTCCACCTCTTGCATCCAAGCTAGTCTCCCTTGTTCAAGGAGCAACTCTTCAACTGTTTTGTACTCTTGCTCTCCTCTCCAGTTGGTGTACTCCACCAAACCGGACTCTCCAAGTGAGGCTGAATACTTTTCTCTGTAAGCGGCGTGTACTCTGGAATACATTTGCCCTTCTGACACACAATCTTTAAGTAGTTGGTAAGCAAACGTTATCCCCTTACCAGGAAGTCCTGGGTAATTATCTGTGGTATCACCAGTTATAAGCTGGCTGTAAAAGAACTTTAAACCACAACCTTTAAGATCGGAGAGGGTGGGCCCACGCTTGCCAGCTCTCCATTTTGGCCATAAATCTCCAATACGTGAGACGCAATAGAGGGGCTTCTCTGGTTGGTACTCTCCACAGGGCCAGGAATAGTGCCACCCTGGGGTGATGCGGAGGTCTTTGTCTCTTGAGGCGATGCAGCTTCTAATCGCAAGGGCATTACACTCCCGCTGCTTGATCGACAACATGTCATCGGCCTCACAACCAAAGACGGGTGTAGCGTCGTACTCTTCATAGATGTAATCCCTTATGTGTGGAAACCACTTAGGCTTCTCAGAAGCTCTCTGTCCCTTGTACTGCTTAACAGTGGCTACATCTAGCCGGAAGTTGCCCCCAGCCGAGGCAAAGAGTTCATACTCCGTAGCCTGAGTACGTTCCAAGATAAACTCTACAAGCTGGTCCACCTTATCTGTAACCTTAGACAGGGTGTGGAATCCCTCGGAGATTGCTCCTATCTCGTATGGGAGGATGTCGCTATCAACTAGAGTCCTCATCCACCCTCCTTACGCTCTAAGGTGTAGTTCTCTTCCAGCCAATCAATAAAGTTTCCAACACCGCTCCAACCAATGTGAGATTGATGTTGGGAGCACCCAAGTATGTCCTCAGCCTTAGTGAACAGCTCGTGGTTCAACTGAGATACCTCTCTCGGTTCGTGATCCCCTACTTTAATCATAACCCCTCCTAGTGTTTCACTGGCTCAACATCAACCCCGTCCAAGTAAACATCCTCCCCAGCAGATACATCATCCTCACCAACATAGCCAGTGAGTTCTCCCATCTTCATCTGAAGAACAACGGCAGCTTCTACAGCATTAGGGAGAGCTTTCATCTCTGCCTCCACCACACCATTATCTTTATTAATGATGTCGTAATTAAAGTCTGCTGTTGGACGCGCCTTCTGTACAACTTTGTACATCTCGTTTTCGTATAAGATTTCTGTCATACTACATCCTCTTTATTGTTAGGGAGCAGTTTCACATCATGCTCAGGATGTGTGGTGGCTGTAGATTCATTCACCTGTCACAGCTATGCGATGACAGCACTCTTACCCACTCTTTGGTAGACCACAGCCTTAGAAAGGGCCTGTTACCACCCATTCTAAAAGGGAATATCGTCGTCATCGTCAAGCTCAACAGCAGGAGCCTGCTTACGAGGGGCAGGAGCCTCCTCTTCAACACGCTTGTCATAGACATATTTTGCCAAACCGTACAGAGCCTTAGTGCAAGCGTTCTCCTCATCGTCAGCATCGCCAACACAAGGCTCAATGGTGGCCTCTGCAACACCACTCTGATACTTCTGAGGGATGGGGGTTAGGTTGGAGATGTTATCGTAGATGTTGCCAGCATTGGCTCCTCGTCCAGGAGTGTTTACGATGATGGCATTACAAGGCTTGCCTAGCTGAGCATCCCAATCAGCGTCTTCATCAGCCTTTGCAGAACTATCAAACACCTTGTAGTAGTCAAGTTCTGATCCCAGCTCTGTGAGATTGGAGAAGATGTTGAAGGGACGGGTCCACAACATGCGTGGCACTTCCTTGTCGTCCAGAGTGATTGTCTGTCCTACGAGTTCAATCCCTAGGCAGATTTGTTGGGCTGAAGGCTTAACCTCCCCCTTGTATTCTCGGGTTTGGAGACCAAGGTCTGCTACGTATACGAGACGGCCCTCGTGTTCTCCCGGAGTCAGGTTGGGAATGTCAGAAGTGTTGGATGATGCTTGTGTAGTTGTGCGTCTTTTAAGTGTCAAAATGGTATTCCTTATGTAATTTAAGTTTCATCCACAGCAAGCAAAGTCGCCATGTAGTTTTTCTCTTGCTTTTCTTACAACTTCTGTGGCCTCATCCAAGGTATCATACAAACCCAAGTGCTTGTACTTCCCTTCTGTGGTCAAACGTACTCCCCACTTATGTAGTGCCTTATTCCAGCTCACACCCTTAACACCTGAAGTGTTATCACTACTCAAATTTGAGTTGAGTGCATTCTCAGAGGTAGAAGCCAGACGTAAGTTTTCTAAGCGGTTGTCGTCTTTCTTTCGGTTAATGTGATCTATACACATGTCTTCAGGTATCTCTCCGTAGTGCATCATCCAAACAACCCTGTGAGTAAGGTAAACTTTACCCTGAACTGCCACCTGACGATACCCAAGTGCCAGAAAGTTGCCTGCCTCCCTCCCAATAGGAACTTTGTAATGATACCTAACCTTGGCCAAGAGTTTACCATCTCTATACTCAAACCGGCGTCTAAATTCCTCTATAATATCTTCCACACAACCTCTCCTACACTTTGGAAGGAAGTATTTTATCAATTTTGACACCTTTTGTCAATGGATTTCTGAATAATCCCTGCCAAATTGCGTATCAATGTCAAGAGTCCTGTTAAGATTAAGTTCATCATTAACCTTGCCAATTGCATCTTTTAAAAGCTTAGTGCAACCATCTCTGTGTCCCTCCTTTATGGTTAAAATACATTCATCATGAAAACTACCAGTCAGTTGTGGACGTTTCTTCACCGTATACTTCATCCAAAGGTCGAAGGCGTAAGCCCCTGTACCCTGACACAAGGCTGAGAACCTGTCCTTCTCATGGCGAAGTGAATACCAAAACCCATTAACTGGGTTTAACATCCAAACTCCTCCAGCACATTCCTTTGTTTCCTGCTCCTTGGCAATAGCCTCAATAGACCAGTTCTTTTTCCAATATGCTTTCACCAACTTAGCACCCTCTCGAACAGGTACACCAGCAGCTCTAGCTACAGTAGGACCTCCAGCTCCATACTGGCAAGCGTAATTTGTAGATTTATATACTTTACGTATGGCACCATAGTCTTCATCTCCCCTCTTGTGTGCTTCCATTTGCTCTCTTGTCAAGGCTCCAGCACTAACTGCAAGAGCTAGGTGGGGGTCATACCCCTCCTCAGACATTTCCTCAACGTACTCGGGGTCATGTGGGAACATAAAGTGTTGTTTGATACGATCCTCAAGACTTGACATGTCACTTCCACACAACTCCATACCTTCTGGAGCAATCAAGACACCTCGGATTAACTCCCCGTGTGCCTTATCTACACCGGGCAGGTTCACAACCTCTGCATGTTTCACCCGCAACGTGGATGTAAATCCATTTATTCGTGCTTGGAGATAACCATTTCTGTCCACGTTCTTGAGAAAACCTTTTAGAATGGATATCCGGTGTGAAAGTATAGACAGACCATTCAACGCTTCAAGGGATGGCTCCTTGTCAAACAACTTCTTAACACTGTCACAAACCTCCCCCTTAACATACTCAGAGGCAACTTGCTCAATCTGCCGTGTGTCTCCTGTCTCCTTATCTCTAACCACCTTATAGTGGTTGGGCTTCCACCCCAAACCAAACAACCAAGCCTTTATCTGAGCATGGCTACCGGGGTTTGGTGGTACATACTTGCTTACATACGTAATCTCCCCCCTGTATCCTTCTGGTCGTCCCTCTGCCACACAGAGGGCATCCCACCTAACCCCTGTTACAGACTTACTTCCATCCTTCTTAAAGGGTTTGGACGGAAAAGTTTTAGTTACAAACACCTCTACCTCTGGCATGGCCTGTGCAAGCTCTTCCATCTTTATCTTTTTCTGCACTTCCAGGTCTGCTAAACCTCCAGTACACCGTGGT